AAAAAATAATACTGGAAGTTTTTTTATTTTTCTTCCAGTATTTAAAAATCACAAGAATAAATTTCTTGTATTAAATTATTGATTTTTTGCATCATAAGCCACAACTGCAGTTCCTACTCCACCTACGGCAGTTATTACTGCTGTTATTACATCATTAACGCCTAAATTTTCTATATGTATTAAGCAACCTACTATTGATGCAATTGCAATTATGATTATATTTTGAACTGTTATAGGTAAATCATAATTCCATCCAAAGTGTTTTGACACTTTTCCTGCAATATAAGTAAATAATGTTGTTATAACATATACTAAAAATTGTACTGTCATATTACTTCCCTCCTTCCTATTTTAATCCTAATTTAAAAAGAGCAAATGCTACTATTGCATAGAATAAATAATCGATCAACTTATCCCATTTCATCCCTTTTACTTTATCTGTTTTAGTAGATTCCTCTACTATTGCTTTATCATGTTTATCTAGCTTTTCATTTATGCCTGAAATGTTTTTTTCTACATTTCCCATTCTGTAATCCATCTTTTCCATGATTTTGTATGTGTTTTGTAACTCTTTTATTTGTTCATCATGTTCATCTATTCTTTTTGTATTGGACTTCGCTCTTTCTTCTAAATGTGCAATTGCAATTTCTGGACTATCCATCGGCTTTCTCCTCTCTTGTAAAATTAATAAAAAAAGCAAAAAAACAACGCTTTAAAATCAATTTTAAGGCGTTTATTTTTTTACTTAATATACTTTTATTGCCTGAATTCAAGGCATTTATGGACTTTTGCTCTGAAAGCAATTACTCATAATCTTCTTTAGTTATTTCTTTGTATTCTTCTGCCGTAATCCACTTTCCAACTGCATTATATACTCTTGCTTCATTCCAAATTCCATTATCATAATAGTTTTTTACCTTTTCAAAATTTTTGCTATGTTCGTTCATTGACTACACCTCCTCAAGATCAACATCAGTCATCATTGCTAGATATTCTATATCTGCTTTTGTTTTTATTTTATCAATTTCATCTGCAGATAATTGTCTTAATACAAAATAATATCCATCCTCATAATGAACAATTTGCACTAATTCCATGTGTTCAAGTTCTTCAGATGTTTTATCGGTTTCATTTTCAATTGTAATTTTTGATAATTTACTTTTGAAATCATCTTCAGTTATTTCTGTTTTTGAAATATAATTATTTCCATTTAATTTTAAGTTTTTAAGTTGTGTTCCATCAGCCAATGTAATTTTGAATGATTTTTCCATTTTACCCTCCTTCCAAATAAGTCATAGTATAATTGATACATATTACTTATTTGCATTTTTGACATAATTTTATAATTACTAGACATCCAACTTTTGAATATATTTTCTATATCATCAATAGTTATTCTGTTCTTATCTAGTAACCTTTTGTATGATTTTAATTTTCTTCTTTCTCTTGTTATTGATTTTGAGTTTATTTTTTTAATAATTCTCCCTGTTTCTGTTAACGAATAATTAATTTGTAAAACTTTGAATTGTTGAGATAGTTTAGCAATTCTTGTTTTTTTATCATTTACAACTAATCCTAATTCATTTGCTATTTTCTTGATATTTTTTAGAATATCTTTTAAAAATTCTTTGCTTTCATGAATAATGTAACTATCATCAGTATATCTTCCATAATATTTACAACCTCTTACTATTTTAATGTAATTATCAATTTTAGAGGGATAAGAAATACCAATGCTTTGGCTCGGTTGGCTACCTATATCTACACCCTTTCCATTTTGATTATCAATATCAAATATTTTGAATAATTTTTTTAAAATGCTTAGAGTAATTTGTGCTTCTTCTGGATCTGCTTTTTTTAAAAATTGTTGTAGATTTTTCAAACATAAATTATGAGGAATACTTGCATAATATCCTGAAAAGTCTATTAGCAATATATATCCCTCATTACTTTTATGTTCTCTATAATATTGGTGTAAATGTACTTCAAATCTTTTTCTATGAAAAGCTACGCCTTTTCCTTTTTGACTTGCCCCATTATCATAAATTAAAAATCGAGTAATTGCAGGAGTTAATACTTCATCACACATTAAATGATTTATAGTCTTATCTACCATGTTATTCGTTGTAATATGTCGAATTTTCCCTCTTTCATTTAAAGTAAATTTTGTACCTTGAGTTGGTTTATATTCTCCATTCTTTAATCTTTGTTGTAGCTGTGCTGTTTCTAGCAAATGGTTCATTTCAAAAAGTTGTGTTTTGTATTTAAAAGGTGCACCTTTTATAGCTTTTGCTCCTGCTTCATATATTTTATTAGCATCATAATAAATATTCATAAAAATCACTTTTATAGCATTACTAGTCGTAACTAAATGCATAGCGATTAGCATTTATCAATTTTCACAAATTGAATGGATAATCTTTCCTTTCCTTTTCCCATCTCCACACTGTGGAAACTAGTCCATATAATTGTATGGGTTGTGAAATCAGGACGAACACCGTTCGAATTGCCTGCACTGTTGTTGTTGGCATTACCGTTGTTGTTGACATTAGCAAAGTTCGAAGAAGAAACAACATATAAAGAATACCCACTATTTTTTTATATTTTTTAAAAATCTATTGTCAGTCTGTCTAAGTGATTTGATCATATTAAATTCTTTTTGTATTTGTAATACTAAATTCATATACTTATTTAGGTCTGCATATAAACATTCTCCTGCATATTGCAATTCATCTTGAAGGGCATTGCAGCAAGACATTGCTCTATCCATTTCTAGCCTTCTTTCCTCAAACTCAGACATATATGTTGGAAATATTGTATTAGCTATTCTTAGATGTCTGCTTATACCCATTGCAAGTTCTATTACACTATCAGTTAATCTATTTATTTGACTTCTATAAAATTTATACATTCCCTCTCTTATTTTTTGCTGCTCTTTTTCTTCAAGTCCTTTTACTCTCTCAGTAATTCGATTTTCAATTTTAGAAAGTGTTATATAAAAATTGTTTTCCGCCAAATTTGTTACAGCCATTCTAATAGCATATGCACCATGTATTACTTCCAGTTTTGATTCTGCTCTTTCACTTTTCTTTATATCTGACATTCCTAATAATACTATTACTCCTTTTTCTAATTTTTAAAATCATATCATAAAAAATAAATAATTTTAACTATATCAGAAAATAGTTATTCTAATGACAGGGCATAAAGCCCTGTCTGATGCTTGATTAGTAGATTAGGAAAGCAGGACGAACACCGTTCGAACTGCCCGCACTGTAGTAGTTGGCAGCACCGTTGCTGCCGACACCAGCAAAGTTCGAAGAAGAAACAACATCTCTTAGCCAGTACCAATATCTATCTCCTGCATCATTTCTAGCAACAGTTAAATCATGTCTTAATCTGAATAATGATAATTGTGATTTATCTATTGTATAGTTATATGGTACATTTGTACCGTTAGTAATATTAGTTAATATAGTAGCACCATATACCATATTTTCGTTCATTAATTCTATTTCTGATTCATACCATGCACCAGCACTTGCATATCCATTTGTTACAGCATTAGTAAAAAGATTTTTATGTTTTAATATATGACCTGACTCAAAATCATTTTTTATAACTGTTTTAAATGGTGTCAGATTTGTTGTATACATTTTACTTCCAACATATCCACCTGTTGTAACATGACTGTCATTCATTGCAGCTGTTCCCATTATTTTTTCTGGGATCATTAAAATATGATGAGTAGTACATTCAGTATCTCCCATGTGTAGTCTATAATCCAAATCTGCTACTATATACTTTCTTTTACTAACTTTACCTATAATGTAATCGCCAACAAATACATCATCAAAAGTTCCAGCAGCAACTTGTTGTGATAGAGTACCATTATAAAATAAATCTGTAATGTCTTTTCCTCTGTAAATTGCATTATGTGCACCAGCACTTTTTTCCACTAGTACAGTATATAATTTAGATGCTGGTACCTTTTTTGTTGTTCCATTTTCATTATCAACAACAGGAAATACATCTGTTGCTTTTAATTTTTCTAATTCTTCAAGTTCTGAAATTTTTTTAATTCCCATAATTATAAAATCCTCCTTTTTTACATTCCAGCAACTAACCTTTTATTATCTTCTGTTGCAATGTAGTTGCCATCTTCTGTTGTAATTGGTGAAATAGCATCTTCTAAATCTTCATTTGTTTTATTCAATATACTTTTAATGTTATCAATTTCTAATTGTAAGTTTCCTGCTGCATCTTCTGACAATTGGTCTTTCATTTGGTTAAACCAAGTTTCAAAAGCTGCCTCTTCTTGCCCAAAGAAACTTGCCATTGTACTTTTGAATTCATTAAAATATTCATCATGTTCCGCTTCTTGATCATCATAATATTTTTTATAGGCTGCTTGCCATTGAGCATACAATGTCGAAGTATCTACCTGATATATTAAACTTGTAATCCAAGGACACTCTTCGCTTCCTCTACAGTCTGTAATTAAGTCCTGTGTAACTTTGGTACATGAAGGACTTATTCGAATATCAGCTAATCTTATTTCAAATATATCATCTTCTGTATTAATTTCTGGATGTACAGGATTACTTGAAGCAGAACCTTGTCTATATACAATGTTTCCTGCTCTTCCTGCTTGTGTTTTATCAATTTGAGCAATTATACTATCTATCCTTGTCAATACATCAGAGTTCTCTACTATTGTTATTGTTAATTCACTTGGATTTTCAAACCATTTATCTCCAATAATAGCATCGCCTTTTGAAACAACTATATTCATTCCATTATCAGCTGTAAAAACTTGCAAATCATCTGATGCTGTTCCTTTTGGAGTTGCAAAAACGCCATTGCTGATTAGTTTTCTATATGGTCTATTCATATCATCTGCTGAATAAGTTCTGTCCTCGTTTATAGCATTAAAAAAACCAGCATTTACTGGATATTTTACATCATCGTTCATTTTTTACCTCCTCTTATACATTTTCAAAAGTTGGTTCCATTTTGTACCCACTTTCATCTTGATTTTCTAATATTTCGGTTATTCTTACATTCATTAGCATTCCATATTCATTTAAAATCTTAACAATATCCCCTAGGTTATAGTCTTTTTTATATGTATAACTAATTCCTGTTATGATTTCTCCTGCAAAAGATGTAACAGATGTATATTCTGTCATCTTTTCATAACCTATATTTTTTAAATTTTCCATATATACATCGTTGCATAGTTGAACTTCTGATACTTCGCCTTTATCATTCTTCGTAATTATAGCAACATTGACTCCATTGACTTGATAATAAATTACACCATTGATTTCTTTTTCATTTCCGTTTGGATAAACAGTTATTAATTCGTTATAATCTATCGAACTTGAAACATCACGAGCATCTATATATAATTCGTGTCTATCAATTCCTGAGCCATTACCAATAACGGTTACCTTTCTTGCTATTCCTTCCCCTTCTCCTGCAACTAAAGCAATGTTTTTTATATTGCTATCATCCTTCGTATAATCAGTTGTAGAAATATTGTCGTAATTTTGTGAAAATGTAATATAGTCACTCTTATCAATTCCTTTATATAGAGAAAAAACAAACTTTTTATTAATAACTCTTACTTTATATCCCCAACCATATTGTTTGCATAACTCTTGTATTTTTTCTCCAACATTATCATAAGTTACTTGCTCTCTTATTTTTTCTGTATATCCTCTCTTTTCATCTAAAAGGAAGTTATTAATTTTTCTATCTTGATTTGTTGGATTTATAATTGCATCATTAATTAGAGTTCTTATATAGTCCTCTACTAGACCATTAAAATTGGTTTGTTTCATAACTATTCTTTGGTTCAGAATTTTCTTTATATCCGCACCTGTAACAATTAACTGATCTCCATTTTCAACATCTGTTTTTATTTCAATTTTTTCAATTTTGCAAACCATATCATCATCATCTCGTGCTATATACTTGCATTCCTTTATCTTCTTTAGATTCTCTGATGTTGCATCAATAACTAGTTCACAATCTCCAATATCATTATACCTTGGTACCCATATAGCACTTGAATAAATATCTATTAAGTGCTTTTTATTTAATTCGCTATCTAATAAATAAAATTCCATATTAAACTCCCAAATATACCTTGTAATATTTGAAATTGATGTCTAATAACATATCATTTACTCCATCATCAGCTAAGAAACTAAATCTGTTATCTCCTATACCAAGTTGGAAAAATACAGATCCACTTTGAACATAAGGTATTAAATTATATTCAACCGCTTCTCTTGTTAATATTACCGACTTACTTCCTCTATTACAATTAATTACAAGTTTATCATTTTTAGCAAATCTATAATTTACTATAAAACTTTCCCCTGTATCAATATTTTTAATTTCTAGTTTATCTACTGTTCCCATAAATCTTGCATTTATAATCAAACCTGTTTCACTTTCACTATCATTAATAATATTAGTAACCTTTTCAAGTTCTAATTCAGAAAATGGTATCGGTTCATCTGCATTTATTGAAAATGGGAATGAGAACTTTTTTATAATTTTTGATATACTTTGTACTATTGTTTCCATGTCTTTGAAATATGGATTTGGACATAAAATTGAAATTTGAGCCACTTGTTTTTGCACAAATATTGGTGCTTCAAAGGTTTGTACATATCCTTCTATGTAAACATCTCTATTATCATCTTGGTAATAAATTTTACACCATTCTTTATTTCTAAAATATTTATATAATGTTAATCTATTCTTTTGTACATCTCCATTTATATATACTGTAATTACAATTTCCCTATTAGGTATTCTTGAACTATTGAATGAAGAACCATCTCCATTTGCATAACTTGCTGTATTTATATTTGCATTTGGAGGGGTTAAGCCCTCAATATTAGTGACTTGATATTGTTCTTCATTATCTGTAAGTTCTAAGATTGAGCCTTTTTTATTCTCTACTTTTAGAGTAAACATCTCTTCCCCTCCTTTTATGTTGTTCTTAAATTTAATAAATTTCTTGTTTGTCTATATATTTCTAGCCTTGAAGGTTGTTTAGGTGCATTAATTATCTGCGTAAAATTATTAACATTAGAAGTTGTATTTGATACATTACTTACATTTGCAGCATTACTTTTTATTTGGTCTTTCATCTCATTTGCTACTGCTCTAATCCAGTGTTTATTTTTTTCAAGTGGTACTACCGCTTCTGCTCCTGAACCTTCTAATAATCCTACTTGCCCTTTTTCAAGAACTCCACCTTTATAAAGTCTTGGCAAATTAACTCTGCTGAAATTTCCTATACTTACTCCGTGGAATTTTATTAATTAGTTCTATTGCACCATTAATCATATCAATTCCTTTATTTATTACATTTTCAATCATTGATATAATTCCATTGATTCCTGCCTTTACTGCACCACCTATTGCATCTCCTATTGTTGTTCCTAAACTTGAAAACTTATCACTTATTGTTTTCCATAAGCCTCCAAAGAAATTACCTATTTTTCCAAAAATGCCAGTTATATTATTCCAAGCCTCTTGAAATCTATCACGAAACCATCCTCCAATATTTCCAAAAATATTTGTAATTCCATCCCATGCTCCTTGGAACATATCTTTGAACCATGTTCCCACATTTGCAAAAACATTTTGTATTCCTTCCCATGCACCTCCAAAGAATTCACTTAATTGTGCAGGTAATTCTGCTAATGCTTGAAAAATTGCCACAATTATTTGTGGTATTGCTTTCAATAATTCTGCACATATAGTAGGAATAGCTTGAACAAGAGCCATAAAAAGTTGTATTGCTCCCTGTATTAATGTTGGTATATTTTCTATTAAAACTTGTACTATTGTCATAACTATTCTAGGTATTTGTGGTATTAATGCTTGAATTATTTGTGGTATAGCTTGTATAATTCCCATTAATAATTGTACTGCTCCCTTAATAATTGCATCAATTCCTTTTATTAATCCATTCACAATTGAACTTATTATCTTAGGTAAATTTGCAGTTATAATTGGAATTATCTGTGGTATTGCATCTACAATTGCCATAAAGAGTTGTATTGCTCCATCTATTAAGGCAGGAATTCCATCTACCAACGCTTGTATTACACTATCTATAATTTGTGGAAATGCAGTATATATTGATTGAACTATTTGTGGAATAGCTTGAATAATTGCCATAAAAAATTGTACTGCTCCATCTATTAAATCAGGCATTCCATCTACTAATGCTTGTACTAGCTTTGGTATCATATCCACCAATGCTGTTATAACTTGTGGGATCATCTTTCCAATTCCTTGTAAAAGGCTTTGAACTATTTGAATGCCTGCTTCCACTAATTCTGGTAATAAATTTATTATTGCATTTATTAATGTCTGTAATAAATCTGGCAGTGCACCAGCTAAACTTTGTATTAGTTTAGTAGCTGCTGATAATAAGTCAGGCAATATTCCTTCTATTATTGTTATTAACCTTGGAATTAGACCATTTACTAATTCAGGAAGTTTTTTCAAAACTTCTTGCACTCTCGGAATCAAGTTTTCTGCTGCTGTTACAACACTTTCTACTAAATTATCCATTAACATTGAAAAATCCGCATTGTCATCTGCTACACCTACTAGCAAATTATCCCATGCAGATTTCATTGAATTAACACTTCCTTGAATAGTCGTGCTTGCTTCCTTTGCTGTTGTCCCTGTTATTCCCATGCTATCCTGTACTAAGTGAATTGCCTCTACAATGTCTGCATAACTATTAATAGTCATATCTCCTGCTTTTCCTTGTTCTTTTGCAAGTTTATTGGCATCAGCTATAAGTCTTTCCATTTCTGATTTGGTTCCACCATAACCTAATTTTAAGTTATCTAACATCGTATAGTTTTGTTTAGCAAAACCCTGATATGCATTCTGTATACTTTCCATTGATGTTCCCATTTTGTTTGCATTATCAGACATATCTGTTATTGCTTTGTCTGCCACCTGTGCAGATTTTGCTGTATCTCCATTCAAACTTTGTAATAATGATGCTGAAAACGAAGTTACTGTTTCCATATATTGATTGGCAGAAAGTCCAGCAGTTTTATACGCATTATTTGCATAATTTTCTACTACTCCAGAACTATCTTTGAATAAAGTTTCAACACCACCAACCAGTTGCTCATAATCTGCATATCCAGCTATTGCTTGTTTTCCTACATCTACTAGTGCTGTTCCCATTTTTTTCAATGCACTTAAACAACCCTCAATTGCATCTGTTGCTAAATTTGCTAATACTCCTTTTAAAACAGTAAATCCTCCACTTGATGCTTCATTTGCTGACTTTCCCGCTTCATCAACGCTCTTGTCTAATTTATTCGCTGCCTTTTCGGCATCTTCCATTTTTGTTTTATTGTCTACAAGATCACTAGACAATGTTTTTATTTCTTTTGCTAAGCCTTTTGCTTCCTCTGAGTTTTTTCCATATTGTAGCACAGCATTTTTATATGCTTCTTTTGCTTCATTAACCGCATTCTGTTGTGATTCTATTGTTCCTGATAATTTACTGGTTGCACTATTTGCCTTTGCTTCTTCTTTTTGTAGATTTTGCAATTGCATAGTATAATTACTATATTCTTTTTCTACTTTGTTTACTGCTGCTTCTTGATTATTAATAGTAACAGTTAGATTTGAAATTTGTTGTTTTATACTTGAGTGTGCTTTTTCCGCAGAATTTAACTGAGTCTGTAAGTTTTTTACCTCATCAGAATTTTCTCCATAAGATTTTTTAGCTTCATCTAATTTTTTCTTTAAATTTTCTATTTCAGCTACGGATTCTTTCTCATATTTTTGTGCAGTTTTTAATTGTCCTTGATATGCTTGAAGTTTTGCTACTTGTGCTTCCATAGTAGATTTCAATTGTTTTAATTTTGCACTTAGTCCATCAGTTGATTTTGCCCAATTATCCATTCCAGCAGTTACTTTGTTAAACTCTGATCTTGAAAGTTTCATTTGGTTATTTGCTTCATTTATGTTCTTTTTAAATTCAGATATATCGAGTTTATATTTGGTTGTTATATCTTCTCCCTTATTACTCACTTTTCCACCTCTTTTCTAAGGCAAATTAAAACCAGCTATCACTAGCTGGTCTTCTTTTTTTCTTTTTCTTTTTATCTATATTTGCTTGATCATAAATTCTTAGTCTTCTAACTAATAAGAAAACATCACTTATTTTTTCTTTTCTGATTGAAAATGGTGTAATTGCAGGAAAACGATTGCAAATTTCAATTTCCAACTCAAAAAATATTTGATAGAGGGGAATATTTACATTCCCCTCTTCTAGTTTTTTCCGTTATTGTTTCCTTTTGTTATTTCACTAATTGAATATGCTATAATTTCTGCCAAAACATCTATAATGTCTTTAAGTTTTGTTTTTCTTAATTCATCATCTGTTAATCCTTCAAAAACTTCCTTTAAAAGTGGTTTTACAATGTTCATTGAATTAGCTAATACCTTAGCAATTGCTTTTAATAATTCTGCTTTATCTCCTGCTTGGATATTATCTATATCAATAACATCAAGTAAGTCTTCTACTGTTCCAAACATTAAATCATAAGTTTCAGCAGTATATGTTTTTATTATATTTTTCTTTTCATAAATATTTAATTTTAGATCCATCAATTTTTCCCCCTATTATGCTACTGTTTTTAATGTATCTGGTGTTGTAACTGTATCGAAGAAATCACTTACATCTGCTAGTCCTTTTGCAACATCTACATTAACAGCTTTTGCACCTTTTTTGTTTCCATTTTTATCTACAACTTTTGTAAATTTATGTGTAGTATTAATTCCTGTAAATGTTACTTCTTGACCATTTGCATCTGTACCATCTGTTTCAGTCGCATGTGTAGATTCTGGAATATTAAATGTTCCTTTTAATCTCCATACATATACATAATCTCCATTAGTTTTCTTTGTTTTATATCCTATTGCAAAATATTTTGTTTCTCTATCTCCTTCTATTAATGCTCCTGTATTTTCATCATAATGTTGTCCAGTAATCTTTGCTAGTATATCTAATGGAATTGCAGATAAAGACAATGTTACTTCATCTGCTCCAGTTGAACTAACAACAACTGCAGGCATATTATTATAGTAATGTGCCTCATTTGAATTGCTTGTACTTTTTCCTATTTCTGCAACACCTGCTATTGCAAAAACTTCTCCTGTTGTATATCCTTCTCCTGTCTTATTATTATCAGTTAATACTTCAGCTGCAACTAAATCTTCTACACCTCTGTATTCTACTATTTCCTCTAATTCTTTTGACATTTTTATTTCCTCCTATCTATTTTTCAATTATTTTTATGTCAAGTCCTCTTCCTGTGTGAGTTACCTCATCACTCATAACATCGTGACCTTTTCCAAAAACAATAAATCCTTTTTGTTTTAGTTTTTCTTTGGCTTTCATTAAACTTGTCATTATTAAACTTGGATCATTTGAGTAAAAATTCAAATCAAAAGACCATATTGTAGAATGCTCTTTATTGTCATAGAATTCATTTCCATCTGCACTATTATTCCAATATGTAAAAAAACTTTCTGGGTATTCCTCATCTGCTCCAAGCGAACCCTGTTTAAATATAGGATAGCCTAACGATTCGATTGTACTTATCAATAAATCTTCCATCTTAACCGCCTAACCTCCTTATTTCATCATAAAATATTTCTCTTTGTGCATTTCTAACTTCTTCTTGTGTGCTTTTACTCCAAAAAGCATTATACATTTTTTGATCTTTTTTCATTCTAGGTGTTCCATACATTAAAAATATTGATGCAAGTCCACCTTCGCTAATACTAAAACCTGTCTGCACACTTGCAATTGTGCCAGCCCACTCAATTTTCGCTTCTTTTCTCAAACTTTTTTCTGTTTGATGAGTCTGGTTATGCGGTTCAATTGCTTTTTCTGCTTTTTCAGTAATTATTGAATGTGTTTTCTTTAATGCTTTTTCTGAGATTTGTTTTACATTTCCATTTAGTTTATTCAGTCTAGCTATTGCCTCATCAAACCCTTCAAATTCTAAATATACTTTATTGCTCATATTAAACCACTTCTGTTGCAGTAACTGTTCCATCATCTGTTACAGTTATTTCAAATTTTTTTGTACTATCTTGAGTTGAAGATTGTAAAGTTATCTTTTTAGGTGTTTCTTGAAACATATTATCTATAACTTCACAAACAGTTTCCCCATTTACTTCTTTTCCTGTCATTCTTTTGTTTAATTTTTTCAAACTATCTACTTTGCTCATTATTTAGGCTCCTCCCTTCACTCGTTTTACTTTAAACTTTAAGAATTGATTTCTCATATTGATATTTTCTGGCTCATTGATAACATCAAAAATAGCTCCATCATTTGCCCTAGCAATTCTGCAATTACTACTTATATCTGGTCGATACCAAGTTTCTATATTCGCTGTATCTTCTATTGAATAGATGCCATTTACTATTCTTTCTGTTCCTCCATAACTTTTGAAACTTCCAAAGAATAAATTTATAGAATTATCATTTTTATCTTTTATTGCTAGAGCCTCCTCAATTGTTGGATATTCTTTTTTATTTACACCTTTTACTTGTGTAATCGATTTAGGAATTAATAGTACAAGTGGAATAGGATTTTTTATTTCTAATCTATAATCACTCATTCTTATTTTCCTCCTCATTGTCTTGAATATCTTTACTACTCAATTGTATTGCTCTCTGCAAGAAATATGGGGAGAACGATGTCCCCCCACTTCCATAATTCCATAAATCAGCTACACCTCTTGTGATTACACCTACTGTTGAAGCATCTTCTACAACTTTTTTTGATACTCCGCCATCTATAAGGTATTGCTTTACTTCATCAATGTATAATTGTATTGTGTCATCTTGATATGAGCCTGTAATTCCAAGACTCTTTTTTACCTTTTCTAACATAATAACAATACTCCTTTATACTTTTGATACTAACCCTCTTGCATCAGACAATAATTCTTCTGCTCTTGCTTTATCTACTTTTAGAACATCATTTACTTCATAATCCTTTTTAGTATATTTGTCTGTAAAAGCAATTAAAACTTTTAGACTAACTTTTGTAGTATTACCCTTTTCAATATTTACTTTTTGTGCTTTAACTTCTTTTACATCTTCTGGTTCTATTTTTTTTGCTTCTTCTTCAGAAATAACATCTTTTTCATCAATTATGACTTCATCTTCCACAATCGGTTCTTCTTTTGCTATTTCTTCTGTTTTTGTTGTTTCAGGAGCTACTGTTTCTTCAACAGCAGCTTCCTCTACATTATTTAATTCTTTGCTTTCTGTTTCTTCAACAACAGATTCTATTTTTTTTGCACTCATATATGCTCCTTTCTAAGCCTCAACTGACTTTTTTAAAATATACACATATTTTGGATCTAATATTTTTCCATCGTTTACTACTAGTGCTTTCTTTATGTATTGATTTGTATCATGATCAAAATAGTCCATAACAACAAATTCTAAGTTAGAGTTAATTGCATATGCTTCTTCTGGTACCCAATATATTCCAAAAACTTCCCCATTTTTTGCATCATTGAAGTTTTTAACAATATCCTCTTCAACTAGAGCAACATCTTTTCCTTTGAATTTGCATACTTCACTTCCATCAACTGGATTAAATGTTTCATTATAAAGTGGTCTATTGTTATCATCTTTTAATGTTTTAATATTAGACTCATAAGTATTAGCTGTCATTACAAATTCAGGATTTAGTCCTCTCATTACTAATGGAATTTTAGCAAATAATTTTTCTTGCCATTTTGTCCAGTCAGCTGCTTCTTGTGCTGTAAATGTTATAATATTACTTGCTGGTATTCTTGACTCTGCTTTTGCTGCTTCTGTCAATATTCCTTCGCACTCTCCATTAGCAGCTACACCTTTCATTATTTCTTTATCCATTGCTCTTATATATGCTTTTGCTATAACTTTTGCAAATTCTTCCTCAAATACTTCAACACTTAATATTGTTTGTAATAATGTTCTAGCTAGTTTAATTTCTCCAATATTATAAGAGAATTCAACATAACCTTTAACTTTTCCGCCTTTTTGTTTATCTGATGTTGTAGACTCTGTTATTCTGCAGAAACTTGCATCAAATGAACCAATTGGATATTTTACGCCACCTTTTAAGTTTGTTTTTCTAACTCTTGAATAAAGTTGACCATATTTCTTTTCAACTTCTGTTATAATCTTTTGTATTACAGTTGTTGGAATTAATACTCCCAAATCTCCAGATGTTCCAACTACATCTGCTCTTTGTTCAAATAGTAAGACATCTCTGTTAATTTCTCCTCTTTGAATATAATTTTGGAATGCTGTTCTATATTCCATTGTTGCTCTTGGATCTTCTTCACTTCTAACTTGAGCATTATTCATTCTAGCTGCTCCAACTACATTTAATACTGCATTAGGATCAAATCCATTTGCACTTCTTCCTTCATTTGCACCATTGTTTTGGCTTCTATTATTTCCTGTTCCTTCTCCTTCTCCATCTCCATTGTCGCCATCATCATTATTTTTTTCTAATTCTTTTAGTTGTTCCTCTGCATCATTTATTTCATCACGCAAAGCTATTAAAGTTTCTCCTAGACTTCTTACTTCTGTAATGTCTTGTGAATTCTTCATTCTTTCCTCTTTTTCTTTTAACTCCTGTTTTTTTCTTTCAATTAATTTCTTTAAAAAATCTTTCATTTTAATTTCCTCCTAATAAATATTTAATTTTTAGCTTTTCAAGCTCTAATTGCTTTGGAGTAGTCTCCACCGCTCCACTTCTAGCAGTCTCCACCGCTAGGCGTGCAGTATCCACCGCACTTTTATCTCTAGCAGCTATCGAAGTATCTTCATATGCAGGAAATGTTACTGCACTAACTTCAACAACTGTTGAAATTGATTTTATATGTCTTGTTGGATAGTCTGTGTCTAGCCCTTCCCATTCTTCATCTTCTATTCCAAACATAAATGACATACCTGTTATGTCGCCACGCTCTATTGCACTATATAAATTTCTAGCCTCACTATTATTTTCTACATCTAGTTCTACTCTAATTTCCATACCTTCATCATCAACTGTTAATTGCATTGTAGAATTTTTTGTATTTTTCCTTGATCTTGCAAGTGGTATTTTAGATTGATCATGATTTACAAGAAATCTAACATCTTCCAGATTGGTTTTCTTCAAAGCCCCTCTTTCAATTATTTCTGCGAAAAAACCTCCTATGTCTGTTTTACTATCATACACAATTGGTCTTCCAACAATAATGTTTCCTTTCTTTTCATCCTTTTCTGCTCTAATTTCAAAGTCGTAATTTCTTCTAATTAGTTCATTCTTCATTTTTGTTACCTCCATTCTTTTTTATTTTGTTATTTTCTGCATTTGCTTTATTACTTGACATAGCAATTTGTCCTGCAAGTTCTGGAAGTGGTCGCATTCCAAATGCAGTTCTTAATTCATTTTTATAGCAACTTGCACTATCAACCAATACATCAAATAATTCTATTTTTTGACTTGTATCCATAAATATCAATTCATGTGGATACATCATAATTTTATTTTTGAAACCTTTTTCTCTATTTGTAAACATTGTCATTGTAAATGATTCGCCTGTCCTTTTTAAAATTGGTTCTAAACTTTTTTGATAAAATGCTTCATATTGTGCTTTAGTATAATCTCCTGTCAAAATTGGAAGCGAAACACCTATATTTCTCAATATCTTTTCATCTATGAATTTTAGTGTTGTAGCATCTACTAATTGTATTTTATTTTGTAGTGGGATGTATTCTCCCTTTATATCTAATGGCAAAAATCCACTTTCATTATTAGCTAGCCTTTTTTCTATCTCTTTGATGTTATTTTCCATCTTTCCATCATCCATTAATGTGTTATATTTAATAACTCCATTAATAGAAAAAGAACTTTTTAGTGCTTTTGCAACTCCTTGAAGCAATGTATTGTTTAATTCCAATGTTTTCAGTAATGCTCTATTATCAGGTTGTCCAAATTCGTTACCTCCCATGAATTCATTGATGGAATATCTATATCGTATATGTATTACATCTGAATATGCTAGCATTGTTTTGTATCCATTTCTGAAAGTAAATTCTATTCCAAGTTTACCTTCTGGATCTTGTAAAAATGTAACATTTGTTGGTTGTATTGGATAAAGTCCTGTATAATGCTTATTTCCCTTTATATCCTTATAATAAGTTGGAATTATAAAAGAGTTATAATTTAAAAATAATTGCCAATATACTTTTTCAAAGAAATCTGTTTGTGTCATTCTCTCATTTGGTTGATCTAATAATTTCTGTATTTCACTATTTTCTACTGGTACTAAATCACTTCCACTTTGCTTTATGTGAAATGGATTCGCTTTTGTCAACTCCGTAACTAAACAAGCTATAGCTTGTTGTACTACATCGCTTGCATAAATATCCTGCCCAAACTGCGAAAAAATGGGAGTGTACCCATTTAACATTTTTGCATAATTTATATTTGGTTTTGTTTTCTTAAATTTATTAATAAAATCAATTAATCCCATTTTGTTTACTCCTTACTTATTTATTAACTTGTGAAACTCGTTTCTGTAGCGTCTGTATATCTCGTATAAAATTATTAATGTTACAGCACCATCAATTCTCTTGCTAGCTTGTTTCTTTACTTTAACACACATAATATTACCTAGATTATCCATTTCAATTGCTGCATTTCCAAGGCACCATCTATCCATTTCATTTTCATTGTAATTTATTACTTGGTCTTTTAAGTCTGCCTCTACCAATTTCATTGCATTAGACAAAACTTTACCTTGTAATATCATTTCTGTTTCAAGACTGTATTCTCCCATTCTGTCTGTAAATGATTTTGAGAACCTTTGGTCATAACCTGTCATATATGTTTTTATGTTATAGTTTTTGTACAGTGAATAAAACCAGTCCGCAACCTTTGACAAATCAATTTCATTTCCTTCGTGTATTGTAAGTATTCCTTTTTTTGCCCACTCTTCATATTTTGCTCCTGCTTCTTTATCGTTACTATCTTGAAGTTTGCTTTCTGGTATCCAATAATGTGTATGAACATATTTTGTTTTGCAGTCTGGCTTCATTAATAATATTTTTGCATTTGATAAGTCAGTAGTTGCAGATAGATCAACTGCCCCCAAACAAAAAGAACCTCTAAACTCTTCAAGTTCAAAAGGTTCTGTTACATAACAGTAATCTTCATTCATTAACCATGCTTGAGCATTGTTTTGTTTTATATTAAAGTCCTTGCAAAGTGTGTGCATTCTTTTCGATTTAGACTTTTTGGATTTTTCAATTTCTGTTCGTAGTGATTTCCATTTCTTCACTACTCCTAAACCGTGGATTTGATTTATACCAACTTTGTTCATCCTGCCATATTTCCTCTTCACTATCTTGCGTGTATAACCATGGCAAATAATGAATATCATCCGTTTCATCAAATATTACTTCTCTTGCATATACTAATTCATGATCTAAATATCCATCATTGATAAATCCTTCCGTTGTCAAGTTGATGAATAATGGCTCATCTTTTGTTGACATTGATTTCTGCCCTGCTTCTGCTATTTCATCATTTGGTGCATCGTGGCTTTCATCCATATACATTTTATCTATATTTCTACCATCTTTATTTTGCGTTTTACTTGACATTTTAAATATTGTTATATTTTTCTTTGTATTGCAAATTTGTGACATGTTTTTATGTGTAATTTTTGAATGTGGATCTATTCTTTTCCTCATATTGTCTACTTCATTCCATAACAAACTAGCTTGCTTGTCATCATTTGAGGCACAAACTATATCCATACCACCTTCGCCAATTCTCAAATCTGTGTGTGCATCTGCTGCCATAAGTGTTGTTTTTCCATTTTTTCTTGCTATTAGTAAAAGTATATTTTGAAATCGCCTTACCCATCGTTTTAATTCTTCATCATATACTTTAAATGAATAAATTGTTTCTATAAATGCTTTTTCCCATAATAGTAATTGCATTGGCATATTATAAAATGGCTTTTTACTTTGTAAACATAGATTTTCCATAAATTCTATTCTTAAATGGCTTTCTTCTAAATCATATCTATATCGTGGATCATCTAAATCTCTTATCAATTTTTGTAATTCTGTTTTTAACTCTAATCCTACAATTATATTTCCTTTTTGAATTTCACTATAATATTCTTTTAAATAATTAACTTCCTCCATATTTTTTTCTTTGCTCCAAAAACTTTTGTACAGGATCCTCTTCTATTTCATGGCCATTAATCATTGAATACACCATTCTTATTGCATTCATATAACTTTGAGAATGCTCTTTATATAGTTTTGCTGCCTTAGTCACTTTTTGTTTAGTTGGATCTTTTGGATGAATTCTAATAAATGGCATTTTTTTTAGCTCTTCCATTCTTTCTTCCAAAAAAGCTATATCATCTAAAAGTGGATTGATTAATTCCTTCTTATTTGTTTCTACATCCTTAAAAATTTCATCTAACTTTTCTCTTCTTGTCATAAAAACACCTTTCTTTCTGTATCTTCTTTTTTGAAATCCAAAAAAAATGAATTTTTTGCCTCGTGTGAAAAAGAGGTACCCCTTACAGTCCCCAGACACTAGTTCATCATTAAGCTAGGCGGGGGGCTATGGTTGAAAACTTTCAAACCATTCTTCTATATATTTTCTCCAAGCATCGTTTTTTGCTCTGTTTAAACATATATCCTTTTCTGTTTCTATAAATATCAGTTCTGCTCCTAGTTTATCTGCCAGTCTTTGTCTTTCCATCTTCAATGGATATGTTCCTACTATAAAAGCATTTTGCCAATTTCCGAGTCGCATCTTTATTTGCTCTAACAAAGTATTTCTTATCTCAAAAACATTTTGCTGTAATTTCTTTGGTTTATTATACTTATCGCAAAAACTAATACATTCCCATATTTTATCAATATCTACTATTAAATCATCCGCTGTTGCCTGTTCATCAACCCATGTTGATTTACCACTGCAAGGCGAACCATAAACAATATATACTTTTTGTGGTAATTCATATCCAAATCGATGATGCACTTTATTATGACATTTGAAATGTATTAACATTATATTTTCTGGATTAAGACTTATATTATAATCATTAACATTTATATTATTTAGTGGTATTTTATGATGTCCTATGCAATCGTAAGCCTTTACTATTTCCTCTCCACAATACTCACAAATGAGTTTTCCCTCTTCATTTACTCTTTCTAGTTTCAAATTCTCTAGTAATTGCTGCCACTCTTTAGATTTATATAAATCATGGGGATTTTCAAACATAACATATTCCCCTCCTTACCATAATTCATCTTCTGCTTGTTTTTCTTTTAGTTCCAACTCTCGTTTACTAAATCCTAACTTTATCATATTTTCTCTGCTTTTTCTTTTTGCTTCTGTCACTCTTGTAAGTCCATCTTCTATTCTTTGGATTTTATCAACAGTTGCTTCCGCTTCTGTTACTGTTTCTATTGCACCATCACTATTCTTTTTTCGAATATGTCCTATTGTCATATCTTTATCTGCTTTTTCCAGTTTTCTTATTCTTCGTAGCATTCTAACTTCTCGTATGGTTAGCAATTTGTATTCTGCCATGTATTCTTCCATTAGCAAATTATCTATGTCACTTATCTTATAATTTTTAAATAATTCTTTTTCTTCCTCTGTTAAAACATCAGTATATATTTTTTCATATTCTCCAGTAGTGATTGCGTTTTTGTTATTAGGTGGAGCATGTCCGCCTTTATTGCTTTTGGCGTTTTGGTTGCCTTTAAGTATTTCACTTTTATTTCTTGTTAATTTATATTGATTTATAATCTTTTTTAAATCAGACAAAGTAATGTTGTATTTTTTAAAAATGTTTTTATATGTCATTCCACCTAAATAATCTGTCTTTATTCTTTCAATTTTGCTCTGTGTCAACGCAACTCACCCACCTCCATTACTTTTTTGAATAATCCAAAAACTGCAATTCTATTTCTTTTGCGATTTTCTTCATCATTATCGGTGGAACACTCATTCCACATATATATTGAACATTCTGTCCACAAAAGTTATAATCTTGTGGAAATGTTTGAATCAATTTTATATCTCTATCGCTTATTGATGCTGGTACATCAAATCTTAAAAATAAACTTCCTGCTGCTAATGTATTTGGTATTCTGTCATCTTTTACAAATTGTGTATTAAAACTACTAATTTTACCATTTTCAGTTCTTTCAATCGTATCACATAAGCTATTATCTTTTTTGCTTCTTTTTAACCATCTTTGATATAACATAGTGTCTTTATTAATCAGTTTATATGATGTATCTTTTATTTGCCCATAGGTTATAAATTCTTCATTGAATTCCAACTTTATTTTTGGTAATTTCAAATCTTTTCTTGTTGCTATAAAAAAAACTCTTTCTCTTTTTTGTGGTACACCCATTCTTGCTGAATTTAACAAAAATATCTGTGTTTTATATCCTGCTTCATCTAATTTTTTTAGAATCAAATTAATATATCCTTTAGCATTTCCCATTAATATTCCTTTTACATTTTCAGCAACAATTATTTTTGGTTTTAATTTTTCTGCCAACTTTATAAATTCAAAAAATAAATCATCTAAAACTTGATATGCTTGACCTTCTCTAAATTTCTTACTCTTTCCCCAATTTTTTTCTCTTTCCCCAGCTAGAGAAAATGTACTACATGGTGGACTGCCATCCAATATATCTAAATCATATAATTCTTTTGGATAATCTTTTAGAGCAATCATTTCTTGAATCGGCATACAATAATTATATTTTGGATTATGATTTTTTACATATACTTCATTTATTTTTTTATCTATTTCACAATTTCCTATAACATTATACCCCGCCAGTTTATATCCCATGGTTGAACCACCACCACATGAAAAACACGAAAAGACATTATAATTATTTTTGGTAACTTTTTTTAAGTCTGTTAGATTCCATTCATATTCTGACATTGTATTCTCCTTATTTTTTTATATCAAACATAAAACCACATTTAGGGCATTGACATTTAAATTTATCATCGCTAAATTCTGTTAGTTCGATTTCTTCATTATCATTGATTATTTCTTTTGCCTCTCTAAATAACTTTTCTAATTCATTTTCATCAAAACCAGTTATATCCAAATCATAATTATTATCCTTCAATTCTAAAAGCAATTCTTCTAACTTGTCATTGTCCCAATCTCCAGATATTTTATTAAGTGCTACATTTAATGCTTTCTCTTTGGTTTTATCTAAATCTACTATATTGCAATCTATTTCAGTATATCCCAATTCCTTTAATACTTTTAGCCTTTGATGTCCACTTATAACAGTCATATCTGTATTAACTATAATTGGTGCAACATAGCCAAATTCAATTAGACTTTTCTTTATTTTTTGATATTCTATATTTTCTGGCTTTAAATCTATCCTTGGATTGTATTCTGCTGGTTTTAGATTTTCTATTTTTATTTTTTTTATATTCATTTTCATACTCCTTAAAACAACTAGATTCATATCTGCAGTTTTTGCATTCTCGTGTCATACATCTACTCAAATTCATAGGCATATACCTCATTTGTATTATTGGTTGCGGACATAGGATTCGAACCTAGTCTAGGAGTTATGAGCCCCTTGTGCTGCCATTGCACCATCTCCGCAATATAATAAAAAAGCTACCCAGAAAGGAAAAGAAGGTAGCTTTTACTAAAAATATTAATTTGACTATACTTAGTTTTTTTGCAATTATAATTATAACAGATTATTTTTTTAAAAAATACAGAAAAAATATATAAATTTTATATAATTTTTCTATAATTTTTTATTTTTGTTATATTCTCGTTGCATTTTTGTTATAGAATTTTTTAGTGTTGTTGTTATTGCACCATATGTTTTACTCTTTTTTACGGCTATTTCTTCTATGCTTATTTTTTGATAATATCTCATATCTATCACATCTTGATTATATTTTTTTAATGTTTTTACTAAATCTTCTACTATTTTCAATTTTTGTTTTAGCTTTTTTATAAATCTTTCTCTTTGTTCTATCTTTTCTTGCTTTTCTATTATTTGATTTTCTATACTTGATTGTACATATCCTTTTGCTTTTGGCATACCATCTAAATTTGCACTTTTTATATCAACTATCTCATCATTTAGATCTTGTATTTCCGCTTCTACCATACTTATCTTAAATTTATATGTATTATAATTTTCAAGGACTTCTTGAATATTCATCTTTGGCACCTCCTAAATTTTATAAATAAAGAAAGTCAACACTATAATTGCCCATATTTCTATCACATTGATAATATTGTTTTTATTGCTGTCTTTCGAATTTAATTCTTTTGCTATTTTTGACAGTGCTAATATTACTAAAAAAGATATAAATATAGTTTTTAATATTTCAAACATAATGTCCACCTGCCTTTCAAGATTATTTTTTTCTATTGAGTTCGTTTTTGAATTTTTTATTTTTTTAATAATTCTTTCTGTTTTTATCTTACTGCTATACATTGTTATTGTTTTTTTATTGGTTATTGATTTCTTTTAAAAATATTCTTCCAAAAATATGCCATATTATCTATTGCCTTTTGCATTGTTTCAGCCATGGGTTCTACTATTTCAAACATTAATTCCATAACTGTACTAAAAACTTTAATTATTATATATATTGGTGTAAGCATTATAACTAAGACTAAATATATAAATTCTTTCATCTTACATTTCCTCCATATAAATTTAATATTGTATTATTTCTTAGATAATCTATTTTTCTAATAATTTTTAAATCTTTTTCTTTTATTTTTGTTGGTGTACTTTCGGCTCCAAACTCTTTCAATGCCACCACTCTAAATTTTGCCAACAATGTTTGTAATTGTATATATTCTTCTTCATCCATAGTATCCTCCTAGTTTTTTTCTAGCAACTGTGTTTCTATTGAGCCATATTCAATATCTGTGTTTTTTAATTCATTTATAAAGTCTTTCATCACATCTATTTTCCCTTTTAGATATGCTATTTCTTTATCTTTTTCAATTAATTGCTTTTCTAGTTCTTTATTTTTATTTAATATTTTTTCTTCTACTTTTTTAGCTTCATTTATAACTCTTCCAGCTTGTACCATTATCACTTCAGGATTATTTAATAATTCATCAATTATTGTTCCAATAGATTTGCTATTTTCTTTTTTTGATATGCTGCTATTTTCATTTGGTGGTTCTAGTCCATCACTATTTTTATTTCCTTTTGGTTTATATCCACTCATTACTTTCCCTCCATTTCTTTATTTCTTTTCAGTTTTGCAATTACTGTAGTTTTATTATAATTTTTAGCTATAAAATATGATGTATATCCATCAATTAAGTTGTAGTCTAAATCAATCACTATCTGCGATTCAAATTTATGATTTTCTTTGTAATATTTAAATTTTTGTTGTAGTTTCTTTGGATTTGGTTTTGAAAAATGTTCAGGTATTTTGATTTTACTTATTTCTATTTCTACTGCAGTTTCATTCATTAAGGCATCTATGATCTCTTTTTTTATTTTGCTGTCCGCTTCTTGAATATCAATAATTGCCTCATTTCCTTTTATTATTTTTAAATCACAATATCTCATTAATGCTATTGTTATCCATAATAATCCACATATTATCCATGTTTTATTTTCACTTATTATTGATACAGTTATGTCTAATATTCCATTCATAATATAAAATACTAGCATTAATATATCTGTTCTATTTAATTTCGTTGCTTCTTCCCAAGTTTTCATATTATCCCTCCTCTAAATCATTAAATATTTTTTTATATGTTTCTACTTCATTTAATTGATTAAGTATCTCTTTTACCTCTTTTTCTGATAACAACTCAATTTTGTCTTTATCCTGATATGATACACCAGTGTTCCCAACATATTTTCCAACATGCACAAAGAAATTTCCTTTTTGCGTTTTATATAATGTACATTCATATTTTGGATAACTATATAATCCCCAAATTGATTTTTGCTCTATTGTCTTTATATACTTTAAAATTTCTTCTGCTTTTTCTGTATCATATACTTTATTATTTAATAGGTATTTCATAATTTTTTACCTCCACTCTCCGTTGGCTATCATTTCAAACCATTTCTTTTTTATTGGTAATACAATCATCTTTGCACCTCTCTCTCATGTGTTTCATCTAGCATTTCCTTAACTACTTCCCATATCGTTTCTTCATCTTTGCCTGTTTCTTCTATAACCATTTTTATTGTTGCAGCTACTCCCATTAAAACATCTCCAACTGTTATATCTTCTTTTATGCAATATACATTTACTCCTTCCTGATCTTTTGTAAATTCAATGAATTTTTTTTCATCATAATAACAACCACGACATCCCATCTTTTCAACTCTACAAGTATCCCATTCTTTTCCTGTACATTTCATCTTTCTGTACCTCCTTTTATATCTTTTATAGCATTAGACCAACATTTTGTGCATCCTATCCCTTCGTAATTGCAAGTGTCCTCTTCTTTTCGCTTATCTATCTTTTCTGAGCCGAATACATCTGATGGACACATATTTATTCCACCATAGCAAAATATCTGATGACATCTCTCTTCTGTTGCATGTTCTACCACTATTTGCATTATTTCTTTATATGTAATATTTACATCTGGTTCTTCTGTAAATATTACTTTCTTTTTTCCTTCCATATCATAAATATTAGACATACTCTTTTTTGCTCCTTATAATTTTATTTCTGTATCTCTTGCCTCTTTATTCATTATCAACGGTAAGTCAGTTGTTGTAATTAGCTTTCTTTTTTTAAAATCCTCACAAACTTCTTGTTGAGAGTCCTGTATTTTATTGCAAAATGGATATTTTCCACATTTTATACATTTCATATCATTCCTCCTAATACTCTCCTATTTGAACTATAACTTTTGGTGTCTTGGCATACTTTTTAAAAATTCTTACATCTGTAATTTGTGCGTCATCTTTGAAAGCAAATTTATTTAGTGCATCACTAACTATTTTTCCTATATTGTCCCAGTCTGGTTTCTTTGTTGGGCTTATTCCTCCACAAAGCATTTCCGCTTCTTTCTTTTTACTTGTACTTTTAGGAATTTCAAAATAGGCTATAATTGTCATAGTTACTCTTCCCTCAATTGGTTTGTATTGAGGATATTTATATACAAAAATCTGTCTTACCAAATATTCATAATTTTTTGTTTTTGTTGGTGTATATGCCCTTCCTGTATATGTATTCATTCGTGGTCTAGCTTTTCCAGTTATGCTCTCCTCTATTTCAATTTCATACTTCAATTTCATTTGTACCACCTCTTTATTTATTTTTCTCCTGCATCCATTTTTTTGATTTCTTTATCAATTAATTCTATATCTCTTCTTATATATTGTTCTTGCATTTTTACTTCGCTAAGTGAATGTATTAAAGCATCTTTTTGTCCTATCAAATATAATTTTCGACCATTTATTTGATTTGAAACTAACTGTATTTGATAACATACTTCTCTTATTTCAATAAATATTTCGTTTGTTGTCCACTTTTTGCCACCTGTTCTACACAAAATTGGATAGTTCTCCTCAAATCCTATGTAATCTCCATAGTGTGCATAGTCCCAACCTATATACCAGCCTTCTGTTGCTTTTTCATTTCCTATGTGTAATCCCTCTTCTGAATAAGTAATTCCTCCATGAACATTTATATCTATTTCACTTATTTCTTTCCCATAAAATTTATTGTTTTTAGGAATTCTAACATATGCTGTTGGATGTGTTCCTAAATTTAAAATATAGTATAATAGTCCAAAGCATGTTCCTGTTTCTAATATTTCTATTTTTCTATCTGCTTGATATATCATTTCCTTTCTCATATCTCATCTCTCCTTCAAAAATTTTTTCTCCAATTTTTAATTTAAATATTGGTTTTATGTTATAGCATTCTAAAAACACCATTAAGCCAATCATTGTTCTATATTTGTATTTTTCCATATATTCTTGGTGCATCTTATTAGCCTTATTTCTTTGATACCCTTTACTCATAATTAATTTTATAAATCGTTTCTTTTTCATTGTTTTAGGCATTACGATCAAGTTTAATTCTCCTGAATATTCTTCTTCCCCTATTTCAGCAAAAGCTACACATTCATTTTTGATTCCACCTTTAGCATATTTAGGATATCTATTTTCTTCATCAGTTAAACCAAGTTGTGCTTTTCCTAATGGCTTCATTTCTCCGCTTAATCCATTTACTGCATAAAATACAGCTTTTAAATTGCTATCTTCTCCCATTTATTTCTCCTTTTCCAGTTCTTTCAATGCAGGTTTTAAACATTTACTACACAATGCTAATTTTAATTCTCCTCTTCCTGTAATAGTGCGTGGTATTATTGCAATTCCGCCTTCCATTTCATGCCTTTTTTCTTTTATTTCTATTTCCGCTCCGCAATAATCACATTTATAAAAGTCATATTCTTTCTTCTTCTTTGCATTTACAACTGAGCTGCCTCTTTCTATTGTTTTCATTTTTACATATACAGGAACCGTAGTTCTGTTATATAGAATGTCTAAGTTTCCCATTATACTGCCCCCATTTCTATTGTATAGGCATCATATTGTGTACTTAACTCTGTTTGTCCTATTGCAGATAAAATACATTTTTTAAAATATTCCTTTGGTTTTTGAATTACAGTCTTCGTATTTGCTATTGAGTATTGTTTCAGTGCATATAATAGTTTTTTAGAGTTCATCTCTTCGACTTTTTCCTTAGTTTTTAAATCCATATACATTTCTTTTAATATTTCTTTGATTTCGATAGCAAGAGCAGGATCCAAAACATGTAATTCACAATTTTGTATAATTCTCTCAAATTCCATCTTGTCTATCTCATCCATCTTAGTTTTTGTTTTTTCTTCTTCTGGATCAGAATGATAGATAGATTTAATTTTATTTAATTTAATTTCATTTAATTTGATTTGATTTAATTTGCATAATTTTGCATATACTTTTTTGAGTTTTGCATTACATTTGTATCGTTTTTTATATGCACTTGCATTACTTTTGCAATATTTTTTTATGCTTTTGCATTTTTTTGTATTTTTTACTGGTTCTGTGTTTTTTTCTTTATTCCATCTTGCATTTGCTGCTCGTTTTCTTTTTTCTTTTAAGTCTTCATATTTTTCCATTCTTCTAATAAAACTTTCAGACCAAAACATACCATCTTTTGAAGTAAATAATCCGTTTCCACTTTCACTGTCTTTATATTCGTTAATACAATCATTTATATATTGCTCTACATCTATTGTTGTGTTAGTTTGCATTTTTATCGCCCTATATGTATTCCTATTTAGTGGTAATTTATATGTTGATTCATTCCTTAACATTTCCAAGATTGCCCAATATAGACCATAGCCGTTCTAGTCCATAATCACAACGCATTGAAAGTATTTTTGGATCCGTTAGTGCATTTGAGTCATGGCTAAAATAATATGCATCTTTGTTTGCCATGTGATATACTCCTTTCTAGTATTCGACAAAATCTCTTGTTTCCTGAAAAACTATTGATTTTCTAAGTATTGTCAATTTTATTCATAATTCTATCTATTAATAAAAATAGCAAAGCCTTATTATTAATAGGATAATCTGTTTTAAATATTTGTTTTAAATTTAAATCCATATAAGCATAACGCATTGCTCTTTCTACTTTAGCAGCTGTTGTTCTATGCTTTTTGGCTACACTGCAGTATAAACTCATCATTACAATTTTTCCTTCATCTTCTATGACAAGTGCTAGTGCTGTTTGCCAGTATTTAAATCCTAACAAATTTACTTTAATTCCTATTTCTTTTAATAATTGCTTTGCTATTTTCTTGATTTGTTCTGATTTTTCATCTTTATTTATATTTTGCCTATTTATTATTTTCTTATCTTTTTCCATAGTCTTTTATTCCCCCTTTCTTAATCGTTCAAGGTATCTTTTGTCCAGTATCACATCGTACTTGCAATTCTTATTGGAATTACAACTTTTCTGTTACATTCATCACAGCATCTTTCATCATTTATTGGTTGTGCATTGTTTCCATATCCATCATATTTTTTTCCACAAATGCTGCATATATGTTCATCTATTTTCAACATTTTTCTTGCCCTTTCTTACTTTCTGTGATAAAATATATAAAGAAAGTATTTTTATAAATATTTTTGTGAATCATCTATTTTTCGATTTGGTTGTCGGTAGATGGTTCTTTTTTTAGGTTATCTTCACAGATAAATAAAATTTGTTGTAATATTTCTCTCAATTCCGCTTCGTTGTGAAATTCATCTATATCAGAAATAAGATCTTTTATATCTTGATATCCTTTCATCTCATTTTCCTCCTTTCAATTGCTTTAATTTATATTGCATTGTAGCCAATGTTATAATGTGCCAAATATAGCATTTATCTAGTTTGTCCATTTGATTTGCCCTTCCTTTCTAAATGTTCCCAACATAACATTTAATGCTTCAACTTCTTTTATTTGTTCTTCTGTTCTCCCCTTTTGTCTTGGCTTTCCAAATCTGTAGCACATATTTTCTAATATATTAACCGCTTCTTCTATATACATTTACATTTCCCCCAATACCCATTCTAAAGCCTCAATTATTGCTGAATGCATTTTTTGTTCTGTTGTTCTATCTTCAAAATTTGTGTTTTTTAAATGTTCTTTATGTTTTCTAATTTCTTCTTTTATTTGATTTTCTGTTTTCATGTTTTTTATTCTCGCTTTCTTCTAAAATTGTTTCTAAAACTAATACTATAATTAAGCCTAATATTGGTATTAAGTATTCTCCTCCATATCCCTTGTATCCTCTTATTAATGTTGCATATCCTATTGCTTTTATTGTTAATATAATTGTTGCTATTATTACTAATAGTTCTATTGTTCTTACTATAAATTTTTTCTTATTAATTATCTTCATTTTCTTCTTCCCCTTTCATTTGGTTTACATTCATTCTTTTTAATTCAAAATAGATCATACTTAAAATAGTTTCTTTAGGATTATTTTTAATTTTTACACCTTGAATATATAATCTTGCTGCCTCTTTATCTGCTCTACCTATATTTCCAATATCTGATTTTGGTATTTTAGGAAAATCAGGTTTATCAAAAATATTCCTAGCACTTACAATTCCTATTCCTAGTATTTTGGATAATTCTTTAGGTGATATTGTATCTGGTGCTTCATCCCAAGTCATTGTTGGTTTATTATCAACCCTCATAAATAATCACTCCTTGTTTTGTGTGTCGTTCCGCTTTTTTTAATTCTTTCATATTATTTCCTTTCTTGTTAGGTTTTCCTAAGTTAATTCGTAAAAAAAATTTGGTATATCTTCTAGTGGAATATCTAACAATTCACAAAATCTAAGCATTTCTTTCCTTTTAAAGTCAACTTTCCCATTTAATTTATTAATTAAAGTAGGGATACTCATTGGAACTTTTGCTGCAAAATTTTCTCTAGTTTTAAACTTTTCAATAATTCTTCCAACGAGCTTGTCACAATTAAAATTCAAGTTATTTTCTTCCATTTTAACACCTCTTTTCTGGTTAGGTTTTCCTAAGTTGTCATTATATTACCACTTATATTTTTTAATGTCAATACTTTTTTTAAAAAAACTTAACATTTCCTAAGTTTTTTAAAAAAAGTGTTGATTTTTCCTAAGTTTTACTTTATAATGTTTGTATTAGGAGGGTTAGTTATGAGTAATTCAACTTTTGCTGAAAGATTAAAAGAAGCAATGAAAATAAGAAAACTTAAATCTTCTCAAATAGAAAAAATGAGCGAAGATCTAGTTAGTGAACAGAAAATTAAAAGACCAATAAGAATGCCTGTCATAACAGATTATTTAAAAGGTAGATATGAAGCTGCACAAAGCAATATTTATGCCTTAGCTTTAATTTTAAATGTAAATGAAGTTTGGCTTATGGGTGAAGATGTTCCAATGGATAGAAGTTATGGAAGAACAAAAATCGCTGAAATAAATATTATAGATATTTTAACAAATGAAACTATACAAAAAATTCCATATTGTTATAGGACTGATATTGCTGAAGATGATCCAAAAAACTTTTTTGCAATATATGCTAATGATAATTCTATGGCTCCGCTTCTTGATGTTGGGGATATAGCAATAATAAAAAAATATAAGGAATTTTCAAATAGAAAGACATATTTATTGAAAATAAAAAATGGCAATCCTATTATTCGTAAAGTTATTCAAGCTGATAATGGCAAAATAGAATTGCAAGCTATGAATATGTGGAATTTCCCTACTCAATATGATTTAACCATGGATGATATTGAAATCTTAGGAGAAGTTATAAAAGTAGAAAATAATAGTGCATTTAAATAACTATTAAATATGAAAGGATTGTATAATGGAAAAAATAAATTGGAATAAAAAAAGAAATGAACTTGCAAATATTATGGAACCCTGTACTTTTTGGAATGAAGGCACAGATTTACAACAAGAACTTGCTGATAAATTAGTTTCTAGTTTTTGTAAAAGATTTGCAAAATACTTATGCTGGGGAATTCAAAATGGCATTATAGAATTAACAGATGCAACCAATATTGCTTATTCAATTTCTTCTGAAATTAGCAATATAGATAATGCTAAATGGTGGTGTAATAAAAAATCAGCCAACGACTTTACCATTGCATCTAAATTATTAGAAAGTGATGAAAATAATTTAAATATTGTTAAAGTTTTAAAAAAAGAATATAACTAAAAAAGGATAATGTGTTTCATTTTTTGCGGAACGACACACATTACCCAAGAATGTAAACACTTCGAAAAGTGAATACTTTTATATTATATATGAAAGACTTTCATTTTTCAAGTGGATTTTAAAGAAAAATGGAGGTTTTTTTTATGAATAATACTGGTACTCGTAGAGCCAACGGAGAAGGTTCTATTTACGATACTATACAAAAGATAAAAAGACCAAAAAAGTTAGGTCATGAATGCGAAATATGTAAAAATTGTACTGATAGATCTTTATGTAATAATAGAACTGGTACTAACAAATGTCAAAAATGTATTGAATGTACAGATTGTTTAAAAAGTAATACTTATTGTGACCGTTTCTATTGTTATTTTAGATATCAGGCTCAAATCTCAATAGATAAAAAGCAAACTACTGTTGCAAATGAAAATAAGAAAAGAGCAGCTGTAGATAAAAAATTAGAAACCGAAGCAAAAGTTCAAACTAAAAGCTATGTTAAGAAAAATGGCATTACTATTATTGATGTATGTAAAAAAATTGGAAATACTAAATTTGAAGCAGGAAAAATTATAAAGAATACCAAAGATAAGGATAAATATCACTATAATTATATTCAAAATTGGGATGATTTCAAAAAGCCCGTTCAAAAGGTGACTTATACTGAAATTCAAAATTTTCTAAATTCAATAAGGCATTTATCTCAACGGAGAAATAGATAAAATAGTAGCAAAATTGAAAGCAGGTTTTATGCAATGTGTCCTTGATAAAATAATAGCATATCCAGATAACCCTATGCTCAGAGTATATACTCCTGTTTCATTGCAAAAGAAAGAACCTGTGCAAGCATTTGAAATAGATGAGCAAAGAAAACTAATTAAATATTTATTAACACAACCATTGGTCAAAAGTTCAAGATGTAAATATGATGAAAGAACTTTAAGAAATTTATTTATATGTGCTTTACTCTCTGCTGCAAGAATAGGAGAATTAGGTGCTATTCTTATTGATGAGAATATTGACTTAACTGCTAATGGGTTCATTATCAATAAAACTCTATCTAGTGATGATGGAAAAATAGTTATGGGAGAAACTACAAAAACTGGTCGAAGAAAAATAGAACAAGGATTACTAGATGAGAGGTTTGTTCCCTTCGACATATTCGATGATACACTCATGCTAAAAGTAGTAAAAGACCAAATAAAAAATGCTAAGTCTAATCCTTATAATAAAAATGGACTACTATTTTGTCAATTAGATGGTAGCTATCTCGATCATCGTTGTATAAATAATATCTTCAAAAGGATTTGTAGAGAAGCTGGTGTCAAGCCTCAACTTACCAAAGGATGCCATACACACATGTGTAGACATACTGCTGTTACTAGAATGATTGAAGCTGGAATGGATCTACTTGTTATTGCCTCTATTCTTGGTCATGTAGATGATAGACAAATAAAAGAAACCTATGGTCATATACTTGCAAGATATAGAAACAGACAATTGAAAAACTGCCGTGTTTACTCTAAAAAGATGAAACTTTGTGCATAAAATTACATTAAAATTACATTAAAACTTTTTTAAATCTAAAAAAAGTCTTTATGTTTAGTGCATTTGCGGGTTATCATTACCGACTACCCGCTCCATTTGAAATCAACTTACGGACTTAAAAGTTCGTGAGTTTTTATTTTATATAAAACTTTAAAAGTTCTCTTTCTAGAAAGGAGGACTTTTTTCATGCTTGAATTTAAAGTAATTGCAAATTTAAAAGCTAATAAAGATTTAACTGACATCTTAAAAAACTTTAAATATACAGTTAAATTAGGACAAATTAAAACTATCTTGCACACCAATCTACAAGTAATAATACCTACTGAATACCAAATTACATATCCTACTACTCTTACAATACTTGAATACAAAGTTAATGAAATATCAAATAAGCCATTTTATATTAAAGAACATAATCAAAAGTACAATATTAAAGAAATTACACAATTTTTAAAAAAGTTTTAATTTTAGACTATACATTTTGCTTATTTGTGAGGAAACATATGAGAAATATATTAAATTTAACTTCATAAAACTCACTCTAATTGAGAAAATTAATAAGAAATATTAAAAATTTTAAATTTAGTGTCTGATATTTTGCGTTTGAGTGAGGAAACATATGAGAAGTATTTTAATATTTCTCGAAATTTAGTGAAAGGAGGAAAACTATGAGATGTGGTATTTATGTAAGAGTATCTACTGACGACCAAAGAGATAATGGTTATTCTATTGATTCACAACTTAGAATGATTAAAGAATATTGTGA